GTGCTTGTTCTCTCACGGTATCAAATTCCGTCTTCGTCATGATCTTCAAATCTATCATGTTCTTGTTGATAACGCAATTGCTTTAGTTCCCGAATCTGAGCTAAAAGAAGCATACGCTTACCCAGCTGTTCTCGGGTAACAGAGTCTTCATCAATTCGTTCACTAATTAAAGAAAGTTCTAGTTCTAGTATGCTAATTTGGCTATCATAATTCATGTTCAATCATTTCCATTGCTTCATCACTATCTTCAGTGACCTCTTCAATTTCTGGTTCTGCTGCACTAAACAATTCGTTAAACATCGTGCTAGCGTTAACTGTTTTTTTACCTGAGAATCCTTGGCCTGCTTTCATTTGTTGCCAAAACTTACTATATGACTCTATCATGTCTAGACTCGCTTGTCTATCCTTAAGTGCAAATATTTTGTCAACTATTTGCCCAAAGGTACGACCATCAAAGGGATCAAAAACCATTTTAGGAAGAATACCCTGTTCGTAGCGTTTGTTTGCCTCTTGTACAGCAGTCATGTGTTGATAGACGTTGTGTGCCTGTAGAAGTGTATAACTGAGAGTATCCCAGCTTGTCTTAGTCTCTTTACCATGCTGACCTAGGAATCCTTGTCCTCGATAGCAAAGGTCCTTCATCAACATCATGTCCGTTACCGGGCTATCAGTGAATAACTTGTGAATCTTGTCTGCGAGTACTCCGTCACTGAATTTACGGGTATCAGTAGCATACTTTTTGTGCTCCGCAGTCTTCTCCATTGAATAACTCCACTTAGTGTTATGCTCAAATGTGTTGTTGTTGTAAGCAAGACCTTTAGCAGCAGCAAAGAATGGACTAGCACAGTCAAACGTAATCTGAAATTTTGGATTGTGATATTTACGAATAGCTTTTTGTATATCACTAAAGATGACAGCATATTCCATGATAGAAGTACCAAGACAGTGAATAAGATCATGCTTGCCTTCTTCAAGATATCCGTCATGGATAATACCAACTAGGCGCTTGAGCATCAAGTGAACATCAATCTTGTTCTGACCACCGAACGCCCAGCCGTTGAATGCTTTGTCACCATAGATGTTAGTATCGCAATACTTCTTCATCTCCTCATACCAATCATCAGACTGTGTATGGTTACGACCCTGTAAAACGTTTAGAAACTTACAACGACCATCTCGGTTAGCAATGAAATACTCATTGTTGATGTGTGTAGCAGTAATCGCTTCTTCAATCGTACTGATACCGTGTGCTGATTTACCTGTCTTCTTGTCAAGGATATGATAAGTTGTCAATGACTGTGACGGGATATCCAGACACATGCCATAGTCCATGTACTCGTCCATCCACTTGAGGACCTCTGTGCGCTTCTTCATTGCACGTGGACAATTAGGATCTTTCCAGTCAGCAGGCCACTGACACTTTAGAATCTGGAATCCACCTGAGTCACCTAGCATGAAAGTATTCTGTCTATCACGCTTACGGATGATTGATTCGTTATGATCATCCTTCGCGATATCTAAATTTGCGTGGCCAGCAGAATACAAGCCCCACTTATATGTGTAGAGGCCTTCTTTTTCATTGAGGAAGTTTAACTTCTCAACATCACCGTTGAATGCCGCAGGGATTCTCGCCGGATCAAAATATTGTTCACCTTCACGCTGCTTGCCAAGGCCGGCGATGAAGAAAGACGAGACTGCTGGCAAAAACAACGCCCAATTAGGGTCATGTGATGCCGAGAGATTAACTTGTTCCAATTTTTGATTCTTCTTTAGTTAAGATTTGCACCATCTTGATTTTGTTATCAAGATTGTTCTTCTGCTCAATGAGGTCGGCAACAGTAGGATTCTTCTTAGCAAGAGCTTCAAGTTCAATTTCTTCTCTTCGCTTTGTATCAGCCCAATCAAGAAGAATTTGTGCATGTGACGTTAACCCAATGCTAGTATAATTAATGTTTAAGAGTTGCCAGGTTATTCCGTCGTAGACTTCCATGCATTGACTAGAACTGTTAAACCTCACGTTTCCTACACCGAACGCATTACCGCTGTTATAGACATGAGTAGGCGCAGGATTCCCATTTTGTACTTCCAGATATCTACTATTTGAAGCAATTCCCTTAATCATTACTTCGCCTGAGCAGGAAGAAGATAGCGATATGTAGCGAGTCCACTGTCAACTGTAACTTCAGCAGCCCCCTGATCACTGATGCGAACAATCTTGTCACCGGCAAGATCCATGATCGCAAGAAACACCTTGACTGGCCACTGCCAACTACGAGTGAGTGTCCCGTTCACTCCAGTCTGGAAGATAAAATTACCAGAGTGAGTAGAGTGATCCCCGAAGAAAATCTTCAAGTCGCCCTTGTCAGTCTTCACAGTAAAATTAACTTCTTCGCTGTTAGCTTGAGCTTGCTTCTTGAGACGCTGAATACCGGCAACAGTGGGTTCAAATTCTACGTTCCAGTTAGCACCCTTGAAAGCGACGGCACTTACCTTATCATTAACAAGATTCTTAGCCATCAACCGATAGTCATTGATGAAGTCTCCTGTCGCAGTTTCAAAGTGAATACGAACAGGTACATCCGTTTCACCATCGCGATCTTCGCGAACAGTATTAATCTTAGAGGTAGCATCATACTCATCAAAGCCGATAATAGTTTTGAGCTTTGTTAGATTGGGCATCCCGAACGTGCCGATGAAATCTGCGAGAGGACTATTAAGCGTACCATACACGACAACTGACTTATCTTCTGCGAGTGCAAAAATCTTAGTCTCTTGGTCAGTTCCTTCGACCTTGACGAGTTCAATAACGCCAAGTCCTTGTGTGTGTTGAATCAGGTCTAGTAAATTATCTTTCATGTGTTTTCCTTTGTTTGTGTAATGTATTTAGGTTTGACTTTAGTGTATAATAACGGAATATTTTGCTAAAAGCAAGTGTGATTGGAACTTTTATTTCCAATATTTCCCCCAAGCCCAACAGATCAGAGACCATCTTGTACCTGCAGTAATTTCATTGACTCCGTGAACATGAAACGACGGGAACACTGTTACAGTTCCGATAGTTCTATCTGCTACTTGCTGCGGAGCAATAGTGAGGTCTCCTCCCTCATATTCGGTATTTTCACTTAACTGTACTACCATAGTTAGTTTACGTTCGGTTGGCTTCATTTTATAAAATATATCAAGATGCTTTGAAATTGAATCTCCCTGCACGTATTTCTTTACTTCATATGGTTCATACATATCAATGTCTACGTCATAATGCTTAATTGCTTGCTCCCAAGCGGTTCTGAGGTATATATCTACCTCTTCATTTAACTTAGACTCTAAAGGAATTACTGAGGTAAAATACTTTACAGACCATCCGATTTCGGTTTCATGTCGTTGACTGCCCCCATACGGCCATTCACTGATTACTCGTGAACAGATTTCCTTAGGAAGATATCCAACCAAAGAAAAAACAGGGTGATGTGGAATAGTTGGCCAAGAGCTATCAACGTAGTCTTGCTTTATAGTAGACATGTCATCTTTCCTTTATTTGTAAGTTCAACCGAAACTGAATAAATCATCAAATGTTGAATTAGTATCAGTATTGCTGCGAATATCCCAGTTCAAAACCCCTAACAAGTTATCAATCTTCTCATCTACAAGAATACGTTCCATATCCTTGTCATCAAAAGGTAGCTCAAGGAACCATTTCGGAAGACGGAGTTCATCTGTGGGATATGCAATACTTGTGAACCCCAGTGGATTAGATTTCAATTTACACACGATGACCTTCATGCCATCTACGATCTTTTGGCTGTACTGATCACTATTCATTCTACGCAAGTAGTTGTAGTTGATAGCTGCCATCGCATGACCAACACTGCACTTACCAGTCTTCTCATACTTGATTGTATGATTAGTTAGATTGTTGACTGATTTCGGAGAACCCTTAGTCCAGCTATCTTGTTCTGATAACCAGTTCTTAAACTCCTTGATCTTCGCGATAACTTCATCACGAGGCTTTCCACCCAGGACCATGACGAGAACTTCCATTAGAAACTCTTGTACATACTTAGGTGTATCTGCTCGTTTAAGATCAAGACCCATCGCTTTGATCTCGCCAGTCTTGCCCTCCACATCCTTGCGCTTGCCCTCTTTATCAAAGATATTGATAGCATAACGCTTCTTGGTGATGAAGATAGAACGCTCACCGATGAGTTCACGTCCAGCTTTGATGATCTCGCCGCTCTTTCTTGGACAGTGAAATGCTTTCTCCATGAACGCAGGGAAGCTAGAATTAGTTTGATCTGCGATATTGTCATAGAGTTCTATGCACATATCCTTAGACCATTCTACTTCACCCTTGTCAATCTGTTGTTTTAACGCAGCATATGCAGTGAAATAGCACGAGTCAGTATCACCATAGATGATTGCATCGCCATCGTGCTTATACTCACCTGCGATGATCTCATTGATCTGGCTCATCATATGTTTCACGATCTGGCGACCAGATAGAGTAACCGATTGTCCGATACGCTTGTCATAGAATCGGCAGTGTTCGTTCAGAAGTGCTCCATATGCTGAGTTCAGTAGAATCTTACGAACAAGCTGCCGCTTGTCATAATACTCGTACATATCAGTGCCATACGATTCTTTAGCTTGCTTCTGGAGTACTTTACGCTCAGAGTACCAGCGTGTTAGAAGACCGGGAATGACACCTTCTTGCTCATAGGTAAAGATCGTGCCATTAGCAGATAGCAGCAGGGGCTTGTTACTATCAAAGATCATCTTCCAGATTTCAGCAGCAGTCATTTCTACACTACGACCATCTTCATAGTCAACAGTGAGTAATGTGCCACGTTCTTGGTTCATGATAGCAGTATATTCTAGAGAACCAAATAGATTTTCCCATAGAATAGCGCCAGTCACTGCTTCTGCATCATCGCCATTCTTCTTCTTGCGCTTTTCTTTGGCAAGCTTTAGGCTCTTCTCAAGCATATATTGATCAGTTAGAGTCTGTCGCACTTGTGCTACGATAGTCTCCGGAGACATGTTCAATGCACGAATATCAGATGGATACAGCGAGTTGATGTCAACTGCTCCGGGATATTCATGCATTCCGGTCTTCGGGGGCAGTACATAGGCGCCCGCTGCTTGCTGCTCTACTGCATACGCCCTATTGTGTTGCTTGTCAGGAACAATCATACCACGAGCATGTGCTTCGTTATAGATTGCCATCTCAATCATCGCCACTGAACCCATGACAGTAGGTATCAATACGCTGTTCTCATGTGCCAGTGCGTTTGCAAGATCAAGAAACTTTAGCTTATTGTGAATCTTCACCACAAGCATGGTGTCTTGTCTGTTATACTCAACGAACGTTTTAAAGTCCTTGTTGTACAACTGATCAAGAGTGCCCTCATATTGGGTCTTGCGCTCGCCTAGTTCATACTCACCAATTGCGTCAAGTGAATAGCTGTGACGAGATTCATAGTTGTACTTCTTGTAGAGTTGCAGATAGTCCATATGAATACGACCGACTAGATCATATGTATTTTCTTCTTTACCGAATCGTTCATATGTTCGGACTTTCGGAAATTGCCCAAGTAGACAGAACCTGCGAGTATCGTCTTTGCTCATAATGCGAGTAACACGATTTACACAATAAGGGATATCGTATCCTTCTGAGTTCCAACCAGTAAGTACATCTGCATCTTCAATTAGATCAAAGAAAGTTAGAAACATCTCCCTTTCATCACGAAACAGAAAACAGTTTGGAAAATCTTTCGTCAATTCTTGTGCTGTCTCATCTGTCATGTGCTTGGGAGGCACGACAAGTGTCACGAGTTGGTCCAGCCAATCCAAATAACAAGAGATTGCTGTTACTGGATTGAATGGATCGTCAGTGGGACTGAAACCCCGTTCAGGGTCAAAGTCCACTTCAATGTCAAAGAAGCAAGTATGAAGTTTCGGAGGATCAATGTTCAGATAGTTGTCAGACAAGCATCTGAATATCGTGTTTACATCACTCTCAAATATTTTCTTGTTAGAATGAATCCTAATTTCTTTCTGAAACTCTGCCCTCTTACGGGTAGAGAAACGAGATAGAGGATTACCAAAGATAGAACGATACTTGCCCTTAGGATCAGAATAATAGAAAACATAATTAGTTGGAAACTCTTTATATTCTCGCTTACCCGAAGGAGTTCGTTCTACCACATGAATGCGGTCATTCTTTGTGTCACTGATAGCGTCAACATACATCAGTAAGTCTTACCAACAGTCTCCAAAATTTCATTTAATGTCGCATTTTCTTGATTAGTCTCGGCAAGACGAGACTTGTGTGCGATAGAGATGGCCTTCTTGAGGATGCTAGGCTTGATTTCAAGTTCTTCTGCGATGGCTTTGACCGTATCGCTGAGACCTTCACGCAGGGTCTCGATCTCCTGCATTACAGCCATGCCCTCATTCACTAGCTGCGTGAGTTTAGTCTTTGCTTCGTTGTTAAAAGTTCTAGTAGACATGTATTCTCCTTCTAATCTGTTCAGTATACAGTGGATGATGATGTAAGTCAATCTTTTGTTCGGGCAGTGTACCCAAAACACATTAGACATTAGCCAAATCACGGACCTTAGTCCATTCATTGCGCTGCCAGTCTTTGCGCCAATCGGCAGGATGTTTCCCTGCGCGGGCATCTTCAGCAATCTTATGAATGGCTGATAACTTAGCCTTAGCGGCATCCAACTGTTCTTGGAGTTGTTCAATAGTCATGGGAATTATCCTTCTAATATAGTTATTATACTACACTACGCATAGAAGTCAATGTCTTTGGGTACCGTTCTAGATGTATCCATGGGACTTCAAATGTTCTTGATACTCATCCGGGGTGATGCCTGCTGCCTTCAGTACCCGTTCGGTTATATCTTGCGATGATACATAATCAATAATAGCTTTTGGATGACGCAAGTGCTTCATCGCTACTAGCTGTATCTTTTCGCTTGGGCGGCGTATACTTAAAATACTCGATGGATTAGACTTTACTGAAGCCAGTTGAACCAGCTCACTTGGGTTTGCTATGAATCCAATCGTGTCATCTCCATAACCATAGTCGCGGCGAACTGCGGCTAGTTGAACCTTTTCGCTTGGATCCTTTATGTATTGAATCGTACTACTATCACTTTTCACTGCAATCATTTGTGATCGTTCATCAGGATCATGCATAAATTGAATCACTTCGCCGGCATGGGGTAATGCAATCTTCCATAATTTATCAGGAAAATATTGAGCTACTGTTTTTATTTGATCTGAATTAAGTTCTTCATCTGCTTCATTCATAAACTGGGCTTCCGGAAAGTGAAACTGCCATTTTACCGGAGACTTCTTGAATAGTATGATGTAAAGGGGACCCTCTTCATTGTATTCATTGAAAGCGTTGCGGCCTCGTGTCGCAGCAGTACACCATCTCGTACCTTGACCGTAGTAACAAGCGGCTTGTTCATCTTTAGGTATGATGATTCTTACTTGATCATTCTCAAAGTAAAGTTTAGCGTTGCCCTTATTGACCTCTTTTTTCTCTTGTTTCTCTATCTTGTTCGGATCGTATTTGGATAATACAACATCTTCAAAATCTTTATATGTCTTGAAACGATTGATGTCAGCATCTTCAGGTTGGATCAAGCGCCGTTTCTTACCGAGATCGTAGATTCCAATTGTGTTATTTCTATTCAAGTCTTCTAATTTGACTCCGCCATTAGCATACATTCTTGCCATCCACTGAGTATATTCTTTGTTTGGAGTTGGGTCTCTATCTTCTATCGCAGCAAGTATTTTATTGACAGTCTCATTCGGATTATTAGGTAACGGTGTCAGCTTCAAAGTCTGTCCTGCTAAATGATCTTTGAGGCCAGCACTAATTAACTTATCACCTAATGCTTGAGCGGTCTTGCTACGATCATATTCAACGATGAATTCTTTTGCCCTCATTTGTAATACCTACTGAAAAATGTGGTGATTCTTTTCACCGTATATCTTGATATATTTTCCAGCAAGCATGTCTGCCATGGCCTCAATAGGACTACCTGGATAACTATCACCTGGTTTGATCATTCCGATCTCGCCTTGTCTTACATGGACAAGTTCATGAAAAGTGGTTCTCAATATGTCCACAAGATTACGATTCTTTGCGTATACCCAGATATTACCCGAACCTTCTACGTGAGAACCAGTATGGTGATTGTCTTGAGCATCTTCGGTATCTTGACTAAGTTCAATCTCTGGCAGAGATTGAATGTTCAGGCGTTTTCCTGCCCACTCCGCAAACTTTTTTACTTCGGCATCTAGGTCCAGATCGGATTTGCGAGTGATATCTTCTATTAACATGAATATATTTATCAAATTCGGAGTATATAGGCAATTTCAGGAGGAATCCACGGAGACTCCATTTTCTCAGGATTCCACATCACACCTGCTAGATTATTATCTATAAAAGCTTCTACTTCGCCAGTGTCTGCTAAACAGAGGATTTTTCCTGTATCATGTAATTTAGTTATTCCTTGATCATGATCACTGGGGACTTTAATGGCTTCACCGTGATACATGATATAATGGTCTACGTCGGTGTGTTTTGGAATAGGCTGTATGTTACTGCCCAGACCCTTAGCAATAAACAATGCCCCTTGACAGATTCCCACTACTGGCTTTTTTCGTTCTATCATCTTAGACATCAATGTAAGTTCAACATTCTCACCGACTTCACTATTCGCTCCGCCAGTAATTATAAATGAATCTAAATTGTCTGCGACTAGATCAAAGTCTTGCTTAATTGTGTTAGGTAGAAAAAATAGATTATGTCCAGCCAGTAATGTATACCAACCATGATCAGTAGCATCATAGGTTCTACCTTTGTGTTTCACTATTCTTTGGCTTAATCCGATTCTCATTCAGATACTATTTACAGTTTTTACCACGTAACCAAAAAAATAAGCGACGAAGAAATGAATCTCCGCCGCCCATTTTAATTTAACAAATAAGTTGTATTAGAAGCTGTGTGATACAGCGAATCCAACTACTTCAGATGTCTTGCTAGTCTTCTTTGGAACAAACTTTTCTTCATACCGATAGTAGTTAAGACCCAGTGAAGTTGCGGCTGACACTGCATAAGTTAGTCCTGCACTAAGACGATTTTCGTCTAGCTTACGATCAGTAAAGCCTTCGCGATGGCGATAGCCAACTGATGCAGATACTGGACCTGCTACAGCATGTGATACACCAGCGCCTAGACCCCAAAAATTGAAGTTCTTGCCGGTAGAAGCACTCTTGCCGAATTCAACTCCTACTTGTGGAGCAAAACCACTGACTGAAGCGAACGTCTTGGTAGCATTGACAGAATACAGAGCAGACACTGCTCCGGTATGCGGTGCTTGTACAGTTTGAACTTCTGCACCAATCGCTACTGGACCTACATTAACTCCAGAGAGAGCAAAGTCAGCGCCGGCTGTATCTGGCTTTGAAGCAGAACGATATTCGCCGGTTAGAGTGCCAGCAAGTGCTGGGGTAGTAGTAAGTGCAGCTAATGCGAATGCTGCAATTGTAAGTAACTTATTCATATATTTTCCTTTTTAAAGACTACTAGAAAGGGATTGAGTATAAATTCTCAAGACCTTTTTCACAGTACAAGTTATATTTATCATGATTCGGTATAAACGTCAAATAATATGGGTAAAATGATGTTTTACCGACGATTTGCCACTGCTGCTTTGAGTTGTGCAACTGTCTTGTGGAATGCCTCAGGGTTCTCCCATGCTTGTGCTTGCATCTTCTCGCGCATGTGAGGGATGAGCATGGGATAGATATTCAACATGTCAGCCATCTCTCCGATAGGGATGACTACTGCTTCTGAGTTTCTAAAAATGATAGGATGAGTCGCTAGGATCTCTTTGACTTCAGGATTTTTCTGGAAATCACGATACTTCTTGACAAGATTGTATACCGAACGCAGTTGAACCATAAGCGGTTTGATCGTTTCCTGATCAGGTTCAACTTCTGGTTCTTCGTCACGATCAAGATCGTCAATTTCGCTTTCGTTCAGTAGGTCTCTGATTTTCATAGTATAATCCTTCGTGTTAGATATTTATCTTTTTCTTACGACCTAATAGTGCTGCCGCCCCAGCAGCAACTGCTGCTGCCGCTCCTCCCCCTACCATTAGCAAAGTTGATGTCGGGTCAAGAGGGCTAGTCAGAGTGCTGGTAGACGTAACTTCTACATAAGACACTATAGCATCACCTGTTACCGATGTAAAGGCCAAATTTAGGTTTCCGTTAGAAATAGTTACCGGAAAAGTTTCAGTGACCTCTTTGTTGGCTCCGCCCGCTGCGGTAGCGACATTGAAGTTGCTCAACACGACTTGACCGTTAGCAGTGACGTTGAAGACACGACTAGATGCAGCATTTGCGTCAGGTTCTAAGAAAGTCAATGTGACATTATAAGTCCCATTGTTCGCTGGAATGTTATAGCTGAAATTGCTGCCATAGCGATATGTACCAGAGCCAGTTCCACCTGTGAAATAGTTATCAGAACCATATAGACCCTTAGATGTAGTCTGTGGAATAATAGAACCTGATGCTATCCATATTTGTCTAGTTCTGATTGAATCAAGCTGCCAAACCACAGTATCTGTTGCAGATGAAGACTTAGCAATTAAGTTGTTGTTACCTGCTGAGAGTTTTACATCTTTCCAGATACAAACAGCATTAGCACAACTTGATTTTGATCCCAATGATACATCATTGAGCAATAATTCTACAGAAGGAACATTAGAATATACCTTTACGTCGGTTACCTGATAATCTCTATTGGTATAATTATGTTCGGCAATGTGTACGACTGGAGAAGTTGTCCAATTCGCTTTATAATAGTAGAAAGCATCTTTCCTAGCAGTACGATCATATGTAACTAGGCCTTTAGTGTTGATATTTACTGAATCTGCTTCAGTGCGGATAGTAGTCGCAAAGTCAAACATATTCCATACCCAAGTAGACCATAGATACTCTCTTGCATTTAGTTGAGGCCAAATAGTTTCGTGCAAGTATGATTGATATCCTTCTGGCTGAGCATATCCAGAAGCATTCCAAGGTCCACCTAATGGATTATCAGTATGTATAGAAATGCCTGCTCCAGCACCATATTCGCTTACTGACATTGGTTGATTTAAATGATTTCCACGTACTGTGTCTAATAGAGAACCCATATCACCAGCTGCACCATAATACCAACCGGGATAGCGATTAGCACCAAATGTATCAGTTATAGCTGATATATTAGGAGGATAAACTCCTGAGTAATTTTTTCTACCTTCGCAGCAACTAGCTAGTGTTGTTGGACGACTAGGATCCGTTGCACGTGCAAGATTGTTCAAATCAGTCAACATCGGAATAGGATCAGGTGGAGGCCCTAACAAATCTATTTCGTTTGAAATACTCCAGACTGCGACGGCAGGATGATTGTAATCTTGAATGATTAATTCTTTTAGTTGCTGCTGGGCATTTGCTACTAACTCTGCTGACGGTGGCGTAGTTTGCCCTGGCGTAAGTGTGAGCGCACCTACCAGTGGAATCTCATCCCAGATGATAAGTCCATTCTTATCAGCTAGTTCATTCATATGTTCACTCTGTTCGTAGTGAGCTAGACGGATGGTATTCGCTCCCATTTCTTTAATGATGGAGACATCTTGATCTTCATCCGCTGCTGCTACTGCCCAACCTTTTGTTTCACGATCTTGGTGACGAGATACTCCGTGTAGAGGGATATGCTTACCATTCAGATATAACCCGTGAGCAGGATCAATCACGATATTACGAAATCCAAATGATTGATTCATTTGATCAAGTACGCCTGCTTGAGGAGTGTACAGTTGTGCTACGATTTGATAAAGATAGGGATCAGCGACCCCATTCCATAGATGCGGAGACGTGACAGTAACAGTACTTGAAACTTGAACATTGCTACCGATAGGAACATTTACAGGAGTACTCCATGATGCTTTAGTATTACCGCTCGCATCAACTAGTTTATAGTTTACTGATGCTCCTGTAACAGATGCATTACTATCATTCTTGAATTTAGATACCACTGTTAGGGTGGCAGAGTTAGCTGACACATTAGCAGCAGTTGCATACATTCCGGAACCACCATAGTCAAGCATGTCAAAATGAACAGTCGGAGTTGTCACGAGTGACACTGAACGATACAATCCTCCGTAGACGAAGAAATCCACTCCAATAGTCAGCGGAAGTACATTTGCTGTTTCATTTCCAGTAGCAGGAGCAGCATTGTTAACCCGCACTGCTAATGTATTTACAGCGTTTGCTTTCATCGCAGGTGTCGCATCAAATCTGAATCTTGAGAAGCCACCTTTATGTTGTCCTAAACGAACACCGTTTAACCATACTTCTGCAATACGACTGGCAGCATCAAATTGAAGGAATACTCTTTTATTGGTCATAGGAGGGGGAGAAAATGAAATCCTATACCAAGCATTGCCCTGATATAGATTTTGATTAGCAGCAGTATTTTGATGCGGAATCGTTTGATTCGTGTAGTAACCAACCCGATTCCATGTATGGGGAACGCTTACGGTAGACCAAGATGAATCATTGTATCCGGGCTGTTCAGGGCCAGTCATTGCTGCGTTCTGTTGGAATTTCCAACCATTCATCAATGGTGTGGTGACTCTTTGTGCTAGTACCGGAGTCGCAAACAGTGCTATACCAATGGCCAGCCAAACAATAATAGCCTTCAATGCTTTTAGATTCATGAAATGTTCCTTTAATTTATACTACTATTTAGTTCCGACGGTTGGAACATATCCCAGAAGTCGCCTTTGATAGGCTGTTTCTGTTGTTCTGGAATGAGCCACTTGTTCAGATTCTCCAAGAACTCCGGGGTCATGTGTCTGTTGCGAAGACCTCTCGGAAATATATGAACTTCTTGAGGTTGGTCGCCCTCAAGTTTTTGTAATGCTTTCATGCGATTTCTGCCTTCATGGCCAACGACCCTAGCTGGCGCAGAGAAATCTCCCTCATCCCATTCGGCAGGCGTATCTATTGTAAGAAGAGGAGAAGCGATCCGACCTCCCTGCTCTATGTGAGACATGATATCGTTCATACTTGTTGGTTCTTTCAACTCTAATGCTAATTTTAGAAAAGTTGAAGGGCGCATCATTACCCGCAATCCCATATAATCAACATTACGATTATTAGGTGTTTCTCCCCAACCGTGTTCATTGTCCATCTGGTGTTCTTTGAGACCTTGACCAGGTTCAAACCCAGGGCTAGGCTCGCCACCTAGTAATTCACTGTAGGCAAGATACTTCTGGTGTCTATCATCCAGTCCACGTAAAGAACTATTGATAGGAGCAGTTACAGCTTTTGTATCCTTAAAATTATTCACCTTAGGTTTTACCCTATTCTGCCAATACCAAAGTGCGACCTTTGCAGCGACATCTGGTCGCTCGACTAACTGCGGATTCTTCTCTAACGGAAGACCTAACTCTCTACCCGCCCTCTGATAATTCTCTTTTCCAGTCAATTGAATGAAGCCTCTGCCGTGATAACGGGCGCCGTCACCTGGCTTATCGTTGCCTAAAGCATTTGCCATTCTAGGATTAAATTTAATATCATATTTCCTAAAGTCAAGTGTGCCGCCGAATTCTTTCATGGTCGAGAAATCTTGAGTCTCATGGGCACATTGTGCTAGAAACTGGGCGCGTTCTGCTTTGTTCTTGATAACACTAGAAGCTTTTTTCAGAGCATTTCCATATGCGGTTTCTAATGATGCTGCTGCTTGCTTGACTACTGCAGGATCGGCTTTCTCTACTGATGCAATAGGAAGTTGATCATTTACAGGTTTATGCATCAGGTTGCCTGGCAATGCCAATGCTCCAGCAGCAGCGATGCCACCTAGAGTCTTCTTCCAGTCTTCGTCTATCATTAATTTGTTTGAAACCAGTACATAAATCTTTAAACCAGTAGTATCATCTAGTGCATCTAAATCAGCTTCTACATCATCGTTCCACATATCTTGGTCGTCTGTGACATCTTCATATCCCATAGCAGCAGCAAGTCTAGGAACTACTTTATCATATAATTTAATTCTACCTTTTTCTTTTATGTTAGCACCGAATACAACATAGTCAGGTTTTACTTTTCGCACATAATCTTTTATCTGAAGCATAACAGTTGATAGAATTCTAAAAGCATCACCCTCGCCACTGAGCATTTGCTTGTCATTTACATAAAAATTAACTATTGCATTAGTGTCAAACTGATTTACATCAATCCTTAGGATTCCATTTGGAATAGAAATACGCTTTGATCTAGGCTCGTACCCGCCGGAATCATAATCCGAAGACCATCTTTTTGGCGACGGATAAGGATTATCCCCTAACTCAAATAAAAATTCAAACGCTCTCATCGCTTACGACCCCTAAATCCAGCTGGCATCTGCATATCATTCACTGGACGATTAAACCATTCCGCAGTACCAGGTCTAGCCGTGACACGGTTAGCAGGCTCTGAGACAGTACTCATACCACGATGATCAGTTACACCTGCTAATCTTTTTAGTTCCTCTAGGTTCATCCTATCGGCCTCGGGCCCCAGGCTGTGGATCTTGCTAGCTTGACATCCCAGCCATTAGCGGTTTTTTGAACAAAAACATTATGATCTAGGAATCTATCAATACCATGACTGCCGTTTTCACCCCGTCTCGCAGGGAATTCTTCTCGTATTTTATCGGCCATGAGTTCAGGAAGGGCATCAATCTTATAGTTTTGGTCAACATCAGAGGTGTCAATTACTATCTCTGATATCCATTTTTTTAAATCAGATGCCTTCATTCTAAGAGCATCACTCATATCAATTTGAAATCTGCGGGCCTCGTCGTTCCATTTTAAGTAATCATCTCCTGCCTCATAAACGCTATCCCAATCAATGTCACGATTTTCGTCAGCATGTTTTTCTTGCATCTGTTGATAATAATAGTTATCATCGTGTTCCCACTCATTGATTATTTCCCAAACTTGGTCCTGAGCAAGTTCAGCGATCCTATCAATGACAGACTGTAGTACATCATCCGGCGCAAATTCAATAAAATTGAGCATCTCCGGTTCGTTCTCAATGAAAAACTCTTTTAATTCAGGAAAAAGAGAAAATAGGTGTGTGAGAGAAACCTCGTCATCATCTTCGTTCATGTATTGGCCTGAGGGGAAGTGTAACTGATACTTCTCACCATCGTGGTTTGGATGCTTTGGAATCAGGATATAGAGTTTACCTTGACGATTATACTGATCAAAAAGGTTGTTCTTTCTACCCGCAGTACACCAGTGACTGGGCCCGCCGAGATAATTACCTAAGAATACTGAAGCCGCTTCATTTTCAGGTATGTACATAGTTACATTAGTAAATGGGATTTCAGAATATATACCTTTATCTATTTTTTGAGCAGGTGCTTCAATAGCATCTCGGTCATAGGTACGCATCACCTCTTCAAAGTCTCTGTATGTCTTGAACTTGTTGATGTCTTTATGATCTTGTATAAGCCCGCCGCGCCTCTCGCCTAGTCCTTTGGCAATATTATGTAACTCAAGAAGCCCGTTGCGATCTATATCTTCCAGCTTAAGGCCGCCCTTAGCATACATTCTTGCTAACCAGGGAGTATATGCCTTGTTGGGTGTTGGGTCTTTATCTTCAATGGCACTGAGAATGGCTTCAGTCCAGGATTTCATTGATTCAGGATAGTGTTCATACCAACTAGGACCCATTGCCGCTTTACCCTGTATCTCTTTTAGATTCGCAGGAGGCTGTCGGTCCTGTACCAGAGCCTTAATAAGTTTATCCCCAACCATCTCAGCAGTTTTGGCTTTGCTATACTCAATGAGGAATTCTCTGGCCCGCATGGCTACGATTAGCCTCTGTCACGACCGAATAGGTGATTCTCTTCGTCATCGGACATTTCTTTGTCATGTTCTTTATCTGCGCTGCTATTATAAGATAGCGGATATCTAGCCTTGAGACGATCTATTTCTTTAGGAATATCCCAACCATCTCGTGCGATATCCTTAGATGAATTCTTCAACTGTTCAGCGTGTGTTTCCAATGCATGAATAATCTTTTTCAATACTCCAGGAAAGTATTTCGCAAATTCAGAGTCATCAGTTACCCTGTCAAAACTACTACGAGAATCCTGAGACGCATTCTTCAATTGGTTAGTAGCACTGTGAAACTGCCATTTGCCGTTCTTATTTTCCATATTCTTTTTGTTAAGGACATCTATCATCGGTCCGTCTCTGGAATAGCGTTCAAACCAACTCAGTCCACTACTACTACCAGTGCAATAAGTACCTGACACTCCCATACCATGGCTAAATGTATAGCATGAACCATAGTTAAGTGGCACCGTTATATAATAATTGTCATCGTCAATGAGTACGATCTGCCTAGCATCACGCTTCATCGCTTCTGCTTTTTCTTGGTCAGCAATCTTTCTCAATGCTCGCTGGTAGACTTGCTTTCTGACTGTATTCTGTAAATCTTTTAGTGTACTGAACCTATTGAAATCTTGATCTCTAGGTTGCAATAGTCTATGGGTCTGGAGTGCTTTCCAAGCACCTAGTGCGTCTCCGCCTTCGCCATTTATCTCTTCATAGTCATTAGCATGACTCGCATAGAGTCGTGTCAACCAGGCATCAAACTTGCCTTCTCTTGACAGGTCGCCAAAGTTAGTATTAGATAGTGTTTTATCTAACAACTCGCTCCATAGTTTAACCACTTCTTCATCTTTTGGACTAGGGCCCAATTTTGCTAGCGCCGCCATTGGAAATGTACGATCATGTCTCACCGCAAGAGCCAACATCTTTGTTAGCCTAGGGTCTTTGAGAATTTTTTCTCCGTAGTTTGCTTCTGATAGTGTTCTCATTTTATGATCCATTTATCTTGATTAATGTAATAATGATTGTTTGAAGAAATTCATCATTGCAGCTAATTTTTTACCATCACCGTTCGCTATGTCTTTTACGACTTGCCTAGGACCTGCCGAATTTTCCGACGATATAGAACCGTAACTTTTTCTAATGTCGCCAGTCTCTTCCGGATAAAAATATGCGGCTGTCATGTATAGCGCCGGCTTTAATTTCTTTGCTACATCGTCTGGTATACTATTAGGATTGTCTTCAATATGAACAAGCATAGCTTTTAGATTTTTCAATATTTGTATTTTTTGTGAAGCACGATCATGTGCATCTGCTTTGAGTTGCATACCGATCACCCCCTTTACATCCGCCATTGCCTGTTCAATATATCTTGTATATAGCGGACGCAACTTCTTTTGAATTGCCCCTAGATTCTGCTCCATACCGGCTGCCGGGTCTAACATGCCCGCTTTGTTTATAGTACGCGAGACTTTGCGCTTCTCTCTTTTTGCATCTACTGATCCTTTAGCATTATCAGATGCGGCTCTATAATAGGATCTTGTGCCTTCGCCAACAGCCTCATATGATCCAGTGATCATGCCGATATCTTCTTTTATCTCTACCATCACTGCATTGATGCTGCTATTGGTATAAGGATGGGTACCTTCGCCATTGGCAGTGATCACATACCACATACTATTTCCGCCGTTCCATCTGACAGCAGCAGTTCCCCTAGATCCAGCAAGAATCACGAAGTTCGGAGATGACGCCTTGACATCTTTCCAACTGACTTTATCGGTCTTCTTCCATTTCTGGTCATGTGCTATCTTGAGTTTTTCATGCACTGCACGAACAAGCACATCAGAGTATGGGCTACTGCGGACAGTGTCTCCAATGGTAGAATCTTCTTCTAGCATCTCACCGAGTATATGTCCCATGGCCTTATGAAACATGGCACGTACTGGATCATTATCGGTAATTCTCAATGATACTGGTTTTTTGTATAATTCTCTACTACGCATGTTAGGCTCTCTTCTTATTGAGCGTGGCTCTGATCATCCAAGCTTTCTTGGTGTAGAGATCCTGCAACTCTGCTAGGTAATTGGCTATTCCTTGTGCCCTGTCTTTTGTGGCAATATCAAATATATCGGTAACAAGTGCGGTCATCTTATCAACATCATCTAACAACTCTGCTAGCATGAGTTCGGCTCTTGGAATCTTGTATTGTTCTTCAATGATGCTCAACTCTAGCATCCGTGCGAGACTACCGGGTGAATATGATCCCAGTGTCCTGATATATTCTGCGATAGTGTCAATACTCTCATAAATCTCTTCATACATTTTCTGTAAGAATTTATGATATTGCGGGAAATCGCTTCCCTCTATATTCCAGTGGAACCCGTGAGTCTTCGTGTATATAGCAAAGGTGCTTCCCAATAGTGTCTTTAGGTTGTCTGCTAGCATGTTTTTGAATCCTATAGAGTATTTATCGTTTTTGCTTAGATTGTAGTTCTTTTACCTGTTCCTCTAAACTGATGATGCGATCACGATTGGCCTGAATATCATCTAACAACTCTACTTTCACCTGTAATCTTGCTAGTGCTGCCTGAGACTGTATTATCTGAACATCAGATTGCAGGCTCGTTACCGCGCTAAACAGATACACGATTCCCGATAGTAATAACGGGATCAATGCATACATGATTTTTTCTACCCATGGATTCATCTCTCTTTACCTTCTTGATGAGAATCCAGTGCTTCATTCGTCATCGCTGTTATGCGACGGGGACCTCTTTTTTTAAACATACCATATTCTTGTTCGTAGGTTGTTGGACCACCTACCATTGAGCCGCCGCCGATGCCAGCAGAGCCTCCGCCTTGACCAGTAGCACTGACTTCTTCTAGATCAACGGCGCCGGGAATATCATCTACGCTATCAAAGCCAAACATTGGTAGGAAGAAGAATCTTCCTGCAGCGAACTCATCAGCACCTTGGATTTCCTGAGCAGCCATTGATGCGGCAATCTTCGTTGCGCTATTCCCCTGACTTGCACCCCATACATCACCATGTGCCCGATTGCGCTGGGTCAGAGTGGCGCGGCGACTGGCAGCGTGGTCCGCAATTCTGCGCTTTTTCATCATCAGATCGTAATCTATCTGGGGTAATGCAGTCTCCAGCGCTGTCCATTGTGCAGGTGTCATGGTCGCAAGATGACGTAAGAATGCCTCAACTTGATCTGTCTTACGTCCGTATTTCCCGATCTTTTTCTTCTTTGGAGCAGGCGCTGAGTAGTCAAATTCAAAGTCTTCATCTTCAGGAATACCCACTGGATTATTTGACTTGAGGCTCTCTTCCTCTCGCATCAAGCCCCGCATGATGGCGTTTTCAATCTTGGTTCCGGCAGGCTTTGGTCTGTATGTTCTCCAACCACCTGGTTGAACTCCAACTGGGCCTGAAGTATCTGGCATCTCAGATATAATGCCTTCACCGATAGCACCACGATACTGCTTATCTTTCATGCCACCGTATGGATTGATTGCCGGAGTCTTTTCTGCTGCGAACTCTCCGGTGTAGTCTTCATCTACATGCTTAGGCTTCTTATGATGTTTCTTCATGTTGATAGCGATAGCCGCTTGTTGTGCTGGACTACCTGCTTCGTCAACTGGCATCAGGCCCTTCATGATGGCGCTCTCGTTTTCCATATGAGTACCTGCACTCTTTGGCTTGAACTTGCGATATGATTCGCCAGCGTTGCCGCCTTGTCCCATACCACCCGCATATGAAGTGTCTTCATCAGTCTTTTGATGCCAGACATTTTTGTTGCGTAGTTTGCTACGAGTGAAGTATTCTGTAGCATAATTACGCTTTACAAAGATCACATTCTCGTATTCTGAGGCTGGTGAATAATCACTTGATCTAAGCTCTCCTCTAATCCTACCTGCAGATTTTACTCCTGGCTGTTGAATCAACCAATCGTAGAACTCGCTTTGTAGTTGTCTTTGTTCAGGGTCGTTTTGATCATATGCCTCAATAGAGTTTGGATCAGTATAATAGCTACCATCACCTCGTCTCCACCGCTTTGAGCTTGACTTGGTGTGAAGAGGCATTCCCTCGCTTCCACTGTGTTCTATGTTGAATGCTTGTACCAATGGAGTAACGATATCTGATGTTTTTTTCTTCTGTGTATCGCCCATCGGTTTATCTGAGTAGTCAAACTCAAAGTCATCAGCTTCATCCAACGCATCAGGGATAGCATCTGGATTAGCAAAGCCAAACATTGGTAGGTAAAAGAATGCGTGGCCCCTAGCACGCAGGGCAGCGGCTCCTTGGATTTCATTGGCTGCATGTCCTGCTTGCTCGCCGTCTTGAACATTGGCGTCATTCATAAACCTCCGAGCAGCAATGTTTTGGAGTCGGATCCCTTCAGAGAACGCTGCTTGTGCCTTATTTTTACCTGCTATAGTGACTGCTGCGGGCCACGATTTTTCTGCTGCTAGAGTGTATCTGTTCCAGGTAACCGCTCTTGCTGCTGCACATGATGCTTCCCATTGTTCAGGTGTCATATTCGCTAGATGACGAAAGAATGCCTCAACTTGGTTTGTCTTAGTTCCGTATTTCCCGCCCTTTTTCTCACGCGCTGGTTCTGAGTAATCAAACTCAAAGTCATCAGCTTCATCCAACGCATCAGGGATAGCATCTGGATTAGCAAAGCCAAACATTGGTAGGAAGAAGAATGGTGTTCGGGCTCCCCGCATCACGGCCGCCCCTAGGATTTCCACTGCCGCTAAAGCTGCTACTCTGCGTGCCGCAACACGGACGGGCCCACCTGGCGTTGATTCAATTCCATCGCGATGAGCCGCCTCAACCTGTCTATTGGTGTGGTTTACTTTTGCTGCATTCAACGCTATCCCTATCGCTCTGGCAACCGGTTGATCCTCTATTTGGAGCCTTGCCGCCGCTACATCGCCCCATTGGTCAAATGTCATTCTTCTTATATAACGAATAAACGCCTCAACTTGCTGTGTTTCAGGTCCGTATTTTCCGCTCTTTTTCTTCTTTGGATTGGGCGCTGAGTAGTCAAACTCAAAGTCATCTTCTCGCATCAGGCCCTGCATGATGGCGCTCTCATTCTTTTTTCCACCGTTGCCCCAGTTTGCTGCACCCTTTTTACGGCACTGAACTAGAGCACCACTAGCATAAGCACTTGGCCAGACTTTATAACGTGATTTGACTTTGTGATAGCAAGCATCCTGCTTTTCATTGATCATTGATTCATGATACATTGGTCCGCCGCACTCTGGACATTTTTCTTCTGTCACATCTTGCTCTTCGTTAGTATTCTTCACACAGTTAGGATATTTCTTACCAAACATGGTTTTCATACCCTTTTTGTGATAGCCTTTCCAGCAGGCCTCATCCAATGTATCGCGAGTGTGATCACCATGAGTCTGGCACATACCACAATCTTCGCAAGTCATTTCCATCTCTATGCTTTCATTGTGTTTCTTTTTACCAGCACAATGAGCCTTTTGACTGAAACCTTTTGGATGCGAGCAATTGATGCTGCTCTTATATTTCGCACTCCACTTTTCATCCAAATGCGAAATATCTTCGTTGGACTTTTTCTTAGTAGATACATTCTTAGCCTTGCCATGTCTCTCAGGATTTGGATCTTCTCTACGCTTTCTTGCTGCTGCACTAGCGCGGCCCTTTTTACCTAGATTATGTGCTTTACTTTGTGGCAAACACTTAGGTTTACCTTCACTGCCACTACCTCTTGCACAATCGCCGCGAATCTTCCCGTCTGGTCCAAATCTTACCCACTTCTCTTTGAACCACTTATGTAGATTCTCATCAATCTGGTGTCTGAAGTGATCGTATACCGCATCAAAGAGGTCTGCTGGATCAAAGCCATGTATCTTCGCTTCATGTTCAATGGCATCAACGATAGCAGAATCACTAGGATGAGGACCGATATAACCCGCGATCTCGTCGGCAACGCTCTTTACAGTGCGTTTACCGCCCTCTCGTATCAATCCTTTAAGGATAGAACTCATATTACTTGCCTTCGGTCACTTGACCAGATAATCTTTTGATCTCAGAGATTTCATCTTCTCCTTCATTGAAATTAAAGGAATCATAAGATTCTTGGTCGTCTTTCTTTGGACCACTGTATACCTTGTCAATGAAGTTCATAAAAGCACCTCGTTTATTTTTACCGATGCCATACAACGACATCAATTCAGATCCTGTTATCTCTCTGTTTGGAAGATTTTTCCCTCTACTATCAGTATAGTTACTGCGTAAAATATTTAATATGTTTGTAACCAGTACAGATTCAGCGTCGGTCCCGACATAATTGTTCAGATCATTGACCAAATCTCTTAGGTTGTAAGAATCATGCTTGCCCTCACTTAAACCTTCACCAACACCACCTCCAGCGATAACACCGCCGGTTGATTCATTTAGGAGATTATTCAGGAAACGTCTCATGCTCTCTGCCAATGATGGGTGATCATCGCCGTATTGCTTTTTAGTATCTGACGCTATCTGGGATTTGAACATACTCAACATTTGTCCTTCATTTCCACCGATACGACGGAGATATTGTAATGTTTGGATTGGATCAATCGGCATCGGAGCTTCGTTGCGAATAAAGCGATAGATTCTTGGTGCTATTCTCTTTAATGTTGCATAAGCCTCATCATGTTCTGAAGTGACTTCATCACCTGTTCTATTCATTGATGTTCTTGTATCAGCCATTTCATGTTCGGCAAGATCATGTCCAGCTTCTTGCTCACTTGCGAGATACTGCATCACGCTTGTCATCATGCTCTTGACAGCGCCAACTTTTTCTGATACCCATTCTGGGAAATTATCTTGATTTTCTAATCTCTTATTCAAATCAGACGCGACACGAACGATGGTACGCAGGCTATTCTTTAGTGTCTCACCTTCATGCTCTGCACGATCTGGATCATGTTGCATGAATCCTGTTTTCTGTGAGCGGCCTTGACCAGGAATTAGGATCAGATCATCTTCTTGGAGTTCGTCTTCGTTGATTTCTTTACCTTTTTTGACCCGATTCACATAGTGTGGACTCAGCTTACCATAACCATGTCTCCATGCCATCTGCTTCAATTCATCATCTGACTTGTCTTTTAGGTGGACCGCTAGTTCAGCATCTGTCATTCCGGCTAGTTTTTGCTTATTTTTGAGAATCGGCGCCGGCATTCCTGCCTCTCTGACTTCCTGCTTGACTGTATACTTCTTGTCAGGATTCTTCTTCCTCATGATGGCTATTTGATCATTGGCATCTTTTTCAGTTTTTGATTTTGTAGAAGGTTTGCCATCTACATAAACAACATATACTTTCTCACCTGCAAACTCGCCCGCTGCTTCAGCAAGGCTATTAGCATACTTCTTGCTGGTCTTCTTGCCAGTTAGTAGATTGCCGCCCTTTTCTTTACCATAGACACCTTGACCAACACGCTTTAATGCGCCGCCTGTCATTGGTTGTGCTACGGTAGCAACTGATCCAGATGTTGTACTTTCGTAGATATCATTGATTTTCATTTGTTTGATCCTAAGGTCTATATAGTATTTATTCTAACTGGCAAACTCTCGTACCCATTGACAAAACTAGAATGAACATACTTAGGCTCCCCCACTACTTCTGGCAATTCCCATCGCTTGAGAATCTCTTCCCAGATTATACTAAGCTGCATCTCAGCCAATCTATTGCCGACACAACGATGTATACCAAAGCCAAATGATAGATGCTGTCTTGGACGTTCACGATCAATAATGAAGGCGTCAGCATTTTCTATGACTTCATCATCTCTATTGCCTGACACATACCACATTAGAACTTTATCGCCCTTGCGAATCAACTTGCCGCCCACTTCAGTGTCTGCTGTAGCAGTCCGGCGCATATATGCCAGTGGTGTCTGATAGCGGATTATTTCTGGAACCATGCTCGTAACTAATTTGGGATTAGCTTTTAGTTTGTGATATTCTTGTGGGTTCTGATTGAGGAATAATAGACCACCTGTTATAGAATTTCTCGTAGTATCGTTGCCACCGACGATCAATAGCATAAGATTACCGAGATATTCCATCATATCCATATTTCTAGTAGCTTCGCCGTGTGCAAGCATGGAGATAAGATCACCTTTAGGTTCTTCATTTACTCGCTCATTCCAAAGGCGTGTGAAATATGTCACGCACTCAATTAACTGCTCGCGGCGATGTTCTATTGACACAAACAACGGATTGCCAGGGCCAGCAGTCGTAATATCGGACCAGTAGGTTAATTTGCGCCGATCTTCCCAAGGAAAATCAAATAATGTTGCTAACATCTGTGTCGTTAATTCAATAGAAACACGATCTACCCAGTCAAATGTCTCGTTGAGCGGGAGTTCATCTAGTATCTTTCCTGCACGTTCCCTGATCAAAGATTCTAGTTTAGCTAGATTGTTGGGGGCAAACATCGGACTCACTACTTTTCGCTGTGCATCGTGTTTCGGAGGATCCATGGCAATAAAATTAGGAAGATAAAAATCATCTAATGGATCAAATGCAGTGATTGATTTTTCTGATGAAAATAGCTGGTGATTGCTGTCAACATACATTATATCATTAAACTTAGTTACTGACCAATACGGTCCTACTGGACTCTCGCTGCAATAGTGTACTGGATCCTCTTTCCTTAATCTCGCAAAGTAATGCCAATGTGTATTATTTTGAAAATTACTAGGATCAATCATCATGAAATCTATCAGCGGCGTAGCATATGCTTTTTCACGGGCAAGTTTTTGATATTCTTCTGTGTTGAAATTCATTTTTGTTCTCAGTTGTTAAAGTATTTAGTAAGTAATAAAAAAGGGACCTCATTTCTGAAGCCCCTTGATTACTTACTGTCGTGGCAAGTATTATGCTACAGCAGAAATGCCTGCTGAAGCTGCGGCTGCTGCTGCTGCTTCTTCGGGTGAGAGAGGAGCACTGACCGGAGCCTGTGCTGCTTGGGCGGCGATATTTTGCTGCTCTTGAACATACATCGGACCAATGCTGCTCATGAGATGCTGTTGATTCTCCATGCAGAATACATAAGAACCGGAGTGACGTAGCAGAACTCGCTTGTCAACCCAAATCTTACCACCGATATCACGCCAGTTTTCGCAGAACGTCCAGTCTTCACTGTAGTAACGATTCTGACGTACAGCAGTATCAAAATATGTCTTTAGATATTGATCGTACTTAGGATCAAGACCGATGTCATTCTTGTACTGCTTGACTGCTGGGTGACTGTTCATCTTTTCAAATACGTGCTTCTTCATAAGAAGGAAGCCCGTGCCTGCCTTAGAGACCTCTTGAAGACCATCAGTGCCTTCTTCAGCACCTTCAAATCCGTTGACGACCCACTTGATAGGCATGGTCTTCATTGGATATAGACCACCGATGACATCAACGTCACGATTCAGGAGGACTAGCAAATGCCAGGGTTCCCAACCGATGTCAGCATCAACGAAGAACAAGTGAGTTGCCTCAGGCATGTCCAAGAACTTTGCCGTTAGCGTATTGCGAGCGCGGCTGATGAGTGACTCATTAACCATGGTCTCTAGGGTCCAGTCAATACCAAGCTGACGGGCAGTATTTGCCCACTTGATGAATGACATGAATGTAGATTCTGTTAACATGCCACCGTAGCAGGGCATTGCGATGTGCACCTTAGTCGTGCGTAGGAAATCAACATTAACTTGAATTTGACCTTCAACCGGAGCTTGTTGCTCGGCTGCTGCCTGTTCAGCGATTTCCTGGATCTTTTCTACCGGAACAGTCTTTTCTTCTGCTGCGGGCGTCTTCTTAGTATTCTTTGCCATGTAGTCCTCTTCTGTTGCAAACTATAATGATATTTACACGGCGTAAGAGGGGTGAAATTATTTTTCTTCTAAATAATCGTAAGATTCGGACACATTATTTTCAGCTTTGTCGGCTGCGATGATTTCTTTAATTTTGCTGTCAAATATTTCACGAGTTGCCCGAGAACTTACATTGACAAAATTTACAAAAGTATACATATCATCAGCGTCCGGAACCTTAGTCCAAACTGCGTAATCAACCCAACGCTTATCATCATCTTCTTGCTTGTCTGCTGATAGATAATAGTTGTCGCCTAGATCACTAACAATAGTCATATCTCTATGATTCTTGTGGGTTGGCTTTCTTGTACTCTCAGCAATACCTTTAGGATTGTTTGATGTGCGACTTTTTATCTCTTGCTTCTTTACCCAATTGTCTGGAATCATATGATGCTTCTTTACAAAGTCCTTGTGTAACTTATCTCCGGTCAAATTATGTTTTTTACTGACTAGTTGCATCATCTTGTCAATATTTTCATAGTTGAGTTTGGTTCCGCGTTCTTTCGCTTTCAACAATGCTCGTTCTAGCATTTCTACTGCCCCTGGCTTCTCTTTGCCAGATGCAGTAAATGGCTTCATGTTACCGGTCTTCATGAATTCCGGCTTTTTCTCTTCATTAAGTTGCTTTGATGCCTGGTTAAACATACTGATGAGGCGTATCTTCACGTTATACGGAGTAGATTCAGAAACAATGAGAGGTTGGATACGCTGAATGAACTCTTTTAGCTTGCGGCCTTTTGGTTTCGCAGCGTGAAACTGAGTTAAGTTTGTTTTTGCAGTGTTCATCATGTGTAATACTTCCTTGTCGTTTAGCTTAGGACTGATTGCCTGTCTCCATACAGCGAACTGTTCTTCTTCAGTCTTGTCGGGATCCAACAGGACTTCACGCATGGGTGTTGCTCTTGGCCCTTCGTGATAGTTGGGACTTTCGGTATCACTGCCAGGAGCCTTCGTATCTTGTCTACTCATGATAGTCAAGCTATTCAGTCCAAATTTCTTGTATGGCTCTGTTCCTGATTTGTCAGGGCGAGTGAGATATCCAAATGCTTCTTTCTGATCAGCACCAACTACGAGTGTTATATCAGTAAACCCTTTGGTTGCTAGGTCTGCTAGCACATCGTTGAGCGAAGGCTTATCTGCTGTTGGTAAACTAAACATATCAGCATGTTTAGGAAACTTCTTCTGATACATCGCCAACTTCATATCAGGTGGAATAGGATCATCTTTGCCGAAACTGCGTGATACGATGAAGAAAGGTGTTGAGTTAGATACTGCTGCTTGATGTAGTACTGCGATCACGAGTGCATCATGTCCTGTATGTCCCATGCCGCGACCCCAACCTAGAACGGCTGATTTGCCTTGTGCTTGATCTTCAGTTATAGCTGTACCATTATTCATCGCTGATTCTTTCGGGGACCAATTCTTCTGATCAATAGTCTTTATGAATTGCCCAGGAATATCATTATCAAATCTGGCGCCAGGATGACTCTGCGCGTATCCTTCTGGCTTAGTCTGTCTGATTCCACCATGTAGTCCTTGGCTCAATTCGTCAATCAATAGTTGCTTATGAATACCAAGAGATTCTATTGCGCCCAGTGTTGCTTTCAAGCCTTCTTTGTCAGCGAGTAAAGTCTCTGCTTTTTTGGTACTTAGATTTGATTTAGCCCAGGATGGAAAATCATTTACCAATCCTTCTGTACGCAAATGCTTGTTTAGATATGAATATAACTCCGCGCCTGGATTGTTCATGCCCGGCTTAGGAGCGAGGAAATCATCAATCTTTTTTGCATTCGTTTTGATGAAGTTTGCTAGATTCTTAAGTCCTTCTTGATCTACTTTAACAGGATTCTGCACATAAGTAGTACCTTGGACAATCACGTCCGGAGTGCTTAGACTCTCTGCATTAGGAAATCTCTGTTCATCTGCCGATCCTAAAGTTTGGAAATATCCGGTAGCAGCTACCATTACTTTTGCTTTAGAAATCTTCTTACCCAATTCGCTGTCTGCCGGAACATGGAAAGTAGTAATGTTAGGAGTAAAGTCGTAAGTGTTAGTCTCTTTAGTAAGCACAGGCATCGCAGATGCGCCATCTGGTTTGGTACCTGGATAGAATAATAATCCGCCTTCTAGATATCCTTTTTTAGGACTTATCTGTTCAAAATAAGGCCATAGACTAGCAAACTGATTAGCGAATGCTTCTCTAGCTGCAGGATCTCCTCCACCAGTGCCCAATACAAACAATTTTACATCTTTTGGATCTCTCATAATAGTAGAGGCACCAGATGCTGTCTGTGTTTTACCGCTCTTTAGATATGCCCATGCATTCTTAGGAATCATGCCGAAGTTTCCTTCTTCATCACGCCCCCAGTATACTACAGGCATACCGTCCCACTTGAGTTCAATAGTTCCGCCCTGCTCGGCCATATTATGCAATCTTTGGACTGCATGTAGACCACCGTGTGAGCCGTGACTTAGTATCAAATCTTCAATATGTTGGTACTTACGTCCAACCTTAGGAGCGATTGCCTCTAGGATTCTCATAGTATAACATGATCCATTATAAATCTAAACCATTCTCTGCTACCTTCAGTAATCGGATCTTCGGCAGCATATTTCTGTTTGATCTCATTATATTTTTCAGGGTAAGGCTTCAATGCTGCTAGCATCTTGGTTGGATTACCCATATCATCCGCTGAAGCAGATGGTCCTATGATGATCTTTGCGATCTCATCTTTATCATTAGTGATTAGTTCTTTAGTTTCTCTATCCACTAAGCCCTTATAAGGACTCATCATCAGACTTACGTGACCTGGAACTTTACTTAGTTTAGCTAAATCAGCCCACATTGCGTGTAATGTTCCACCCTTCATGGTCGGATCAGAATAGTCATGCGTATGCAATGGCTGTGCTGCTTTCGCATTTTCTACAGCCATTAAATCTACTTGAACAACATCATCACCGGCTCCGGAGGGGACACCAACGTGTACACTAACACCAGTTCTTGCTGAGAATAAACCTTTCTCCTTAAAATAATCTTCTAGTTCTTTTCTGCTAGATTTTAAATCCTTTGCAGGAAAGGCCCTCATCAACTCTTCAGCGTCAACGAGGGCATCAATATCACTTGATATCTCTTTCTTCCCTGCACTGCCGATCGGATATAGATTTAATCCACGCGGCAGGATATCCTGAAGGTTTTTCATAGCCGTAGCAAAGTTTTCTCTCTTTAGAGAGACTGCGCCCGGTACAACATTTCCGCCTTCAGTTAACAACATTACTTTTCTTCTTTACGAGCGTTCTTGGTATCAGTGATTTCACTGCGACGAGTCTTGCATAACTTAGCAAGATCACCTAATGCCTTACGAGCGCGGGTACCTGCGGCTGCATTGCCCTTCTCAAACTTCTCATTCTCAGCAACGAATGCTTCAAACTGTGCCTTGATATTGATTGTAGTTTCCATATTTTCTCTTTCTTTAATAGGATAGGTTAATGTAATTGACTCCGCCGTAGCTGAAGTCTGGTATTACGGCCCTCATATACACAAAGGTACCGGTAATATTAGTATACATTGAAGTATTAGTGTTGCTTGTTGGAAGGTTGTAGACTGGAAACCAGTCTGCTTCTACCGGTCTACTTGCTAATGTGGCTTCAATGACGATGTTGCCTGTAGACATCGTGGTAGAGATATTTATTGTTTGAAGATTTTGATTTCCAAGATAGTACGAGGCAGCAGGTTGGGCATTGCCTGTAACAGTGTAGGGCGCCCCGTTGCCCGGATTATGATAGGCCGTTTGTGGTAATAATTGTAGAGTTACGCCCTGAGACATTACGCTCTCACGGCCTCTACAATTATACCTTCACCTACTAATTCTGCGGCTACTTGTTCTAGCGCAGCCTGTATCTCTTCAGTGATAATGCCGATTTCGGTTGAGTCGTCTTTTACTAATTTGCTTAGTTTGAGTACAAGTACGTCTTCAAGGACTCTTGCCATGTTAAATACTCCGTTTTATTAGAGTATTTATTCAATCATAACGCTTTTCTAATTTATAAGATTTACCGAGAAGTTCGGGGCAAACCAGACTTAATATAGTCAATATACCAGGGTCATCATACTCTAGAAAATATTTTTCACTAGAATAATCGTGAGCATAACGGGACTTCCGTGCTAACCAGCGGGCTAGTGACCCGGACATTTCTACCCCCCTCGTTCTTTTCACCAAATCAGCGAGTTCATCTCTTGAAGTACTTTCAATTTTTCTGTTGATTAGGTAAGTGCGATATTGATGTATCGGTTCTCTAGAAAATGTCATGACGCCAGTGGGCATGAGTTTTACTTCACTGATGCATGATTTTGGATTGAATGTCCATATCTCTTTCAGCAGATCAAGGTCGTTACTATAGAAAGATATACTGTCGTATTCCTTTCTGATAGTAACGCCTTCTATAGCCTGAACTCTGTTACGGTATTCTATCGTGTTTCGGATCGTGTCAAATTCAGCAGGAGAATTAGGATTGATAGCTCTATGCCAGTACCTAGTAGAAGAAACTTTAGTTTCCTCTTCAATAAACTCCAAAAACTGCTCAAACGTTTTATTAAACTGTGCATAACGCAGATTCTGGACGATGATAGATGCCCGATACTTATACTTGTTAAAGTATAAATTAGGTCTAGTTTCCGACTTCAATGATACCATCATCCCCAACATGTGCTGCTTGCTTGTTTGTCACAGTAAATGCGATTTCATCGTTCTCTAGTACTGCCATCACATTCGCATTGCTGATACGCTCAAAGAGAATCTTCTTTGATAGAGGAACCCGCAGCATCTCGTCAATCTTACGACCGAGCGGCCTTGCACCCATCTTGCTATCATACCCCTTATCTGCAAGATAGTCAACAACAGGCTCGCTCAGATTGAGAGTAATGTTGTGCTTTTCAAGCAAGGGACGCTTCAATTCTTCAACAAACTTGATGACGATCTTCTTGATAGACAGCGTATCCAACTTGCCGAACTTGCAGACCATATCAAGACGATTACGGAACTCAGGCTTGAAGAATTGCTTGAGAGCCTTGTCATCTTCGCCGGTCTTCGTCTGATCCCCGAACCCGATGTTGTTGCGATCACCGTCTTGTGAACCCAGATTTGAAGTGAGGATGATGAGTGTGTTCTTACACGACACTTCCTTACCATTAGATCCAGTGATACGGCCTTCGTCTAGCATCTGCAAGAAGATGTTGAAAATATCAGGGTGTGCCTTTTCAACTTCGTCAAACAGTAGGATAGAGTGAGGATTCTTGCTCAAGTCTGAAATTAGGCGTCCACCTTGAACTTGTGAATCACCAAAGCCTACATAACCAGGGGGAGGACCGATCAAACTGCTTACGCTGTGCTTCTCACTGTACTCACTCATGTCATACTTGAGAAGAGGCATGTCTAGATTCTTAGACAGCAGTTTAGCCAACTCTGTTTTACCTGTGCCTGTTGGGCCAAGAAACAAGAAACTTGCGATGGGCTTTTTATCGTTGCCGATACCAGCAAACGATACATAGACCCGCTCAAGAACCTTATCTACGGTCTCATCTTGACCATAGAGCTTGTTCTTGATATTGAAGTCCAGGGTATTGATACGCTCAAAGCTGTCATCAGACATCTTATCAGCAGGTACACCCGTGAACTTCTCTACTTGTTCGTGAATGAGTTGCTTCGTGATGACAGCACCGACATTCATGAGAACTCTCTGCTTCGCACATGCAGCATCCAGCAGATCAATGGACTTGTCTGGATTCTTACGATCATGGATGTAACGTGCAGAACATTCAACTGCTGCTGCAATAGCTTCCTCAGAAATAGATACGCTGTGGAAATCATTGAGACGAGTTGAAAGACCGCTGAGAATCCGAACAGTAGATTCTTCAGATGGTTCGTCAATAGAGATACGATAGAAACGACGCATTAAAGCACGATCCTTTTCAAAGGATTCGTAATACTCTTCCCAAGTCGTAGAAGCGATGACCTTCAGAGTGCCCTTAGTGATCGCAGGCTTGATCATGTTTGCGAAATCAACTGACCCATTAGAAGCACTACCGGCGCCCTGCATAGTATGTGCTTCGTCAATGAAAAGGATAGCCTTCTTCTTGATTGCGAGTGCGTCAAGTACCTGCTTAACCTTTTCTTCAAAATCGCCGCGATAGCGTGAGCCTGCGAGCAATGAACCGATCTCAAGAGAATACAACTCGTATCCTTGAAGGAAATCAGGAACCTCATCATTGACGATTGATTGCGCGATGCCCTCAGCGATAGCAGTCTTACCAACGCCAGGATCACCGACCATCAAAACGTTACTCTTGAACCGCTTCGCGAGAACATTGATAATATCATCAATCTCTTTAGTACGACCGATGACTGGTTCAAGTTTGTCTTGCCGAGCGAGTGCAGTAAGATTGATTGTGAACTCTTCAAGAATTTCATCAGCCTGATTAGGCGTGATAGTTCCAGAATAGTCGCCACCCTTATAAGTTTTCTGCCAGTGCGGGGTAAACGTGTTCTTATCCACGCCGTACTTCAATAAAAAGTAATGACCGTGTGTATTGCCTTCATGAATGATACTGAGGAAAAGATCAATCGTAGCCATCTGATGACGACCAGTGAATAGAACTTGTGTCACGCTACGATTCATTACACGTTCAAGTGTATTAGTCTTGCGTGGTTGACAATCAGCTTCTTTAGATTCAATCGCATGAAGACCGTTTAGGTATGCTTCAACTTCACTAATCATAAGATCAGTGTCAACATTAAAACTGTTTAGGCACTTCTTGAACGGAGGGTGCGTGATCAGAGCCCAGAGCAGATGTTCAACTGTGCAATACAAATGGTTTCTTTGTTTTGCTGACTCAATTGCTCGTTCAATGATATTTTCAATTTCGGGGGAATTATTCAATTACTTGTCCTTTTAAAGTACTATTTGTATTTAGTTTGGCTTCGTTTGATGGCTTCTATAACCTCATTGTCAATCTTATCAGGTATCAAGGGTTTAAGCAATAGTATTTGGTCACCATGTCGCCCGCTATCGGCGATAGGCATGCCTTCTCCTGCTAATTTGATCTGCATACTAGGTTGTGTCCTAGGAGGAATTTTTACTGATACTGTATTTCCATTAATAGTTTTGAAGTCTATCGTTTCCCCAACGATCAACGCTAATACAGAGATAGGGAGATTGAAATATAGATCATGGCCCCTGCGATCAAATTTAAGATCAGGTGCAACTAGGAATTCTATGATGAGACTGGCGCCATCAATCACTCCCTCGTATCTGATTTGATCACCGGTGCTGATTCCAGAAGGGACCTTTATAGTTACGGTATTCACCCCAGTGGGGGTGCTTAATTGCAAAACTTTCTCTGCGCTGTAGTATGAGTCTAGCAAAGACACTTCTAGACGTGTACGATACAATTGTTGTTGCGGGCGGGCAGACGCTTGTTCAAAAGGATTATGACCGAACGCTTGACGGAATATGTCAAACCCGTTTACATTAAACGAGAAGCCACCGGGATGCTGCCCGAACGGATTTTGTGGGGCAGGCGCGTCATACTCAGCCCGCTTTTTAGGATCACTTAGAACCTCGTGTGCAGAATTTATTTCTTGAAATTTATTAATATCTCCCCCTTTATCAGGGTGATATTGCATTGCTAATTTACGGAAAGCTTTCTTGATCTCGTCTGGAGATGCAGTACGGGATACTCCTAATGTTTTATAATGATCCATAGTGTTATACTAACATAATATATAGGAGATGTCAAGCTTAAATTCTAGCAAGAGCCTTCAAATTCTTTATGTATTCGTCTTCAACATAAGGAGTCTTCTCAGGATCTAATCCAGCGAGTTGCCTGACTTCATCTAATTTCTCGTCTTTTTCTTTTTCCATGCGATATTCATTAGGATTTAGGATCATCTGGTCTCTTATGAGTTCCTCGTTAGCACCAACTTCGGTTCCGTCAATGTCTACGATCCAGTCATCAAGATCAAGACCAGTGAGTGTCTCTAGATCAGACAATATCTTGATTATTCTATCGGGAACTGCGATACGACGATCCATCTCTGTAAACACTAACCAGTCACCAGGCTCTAATTCGCCGTCGCTGATACTCGCGTCTAGGATAAAATCATACCCACGTTCAAGCCAGGAAACAAGGTCCTTAGCTGCAAGTTTAGAATGTACAGTGAAGGTCACCGTGACAATATCGCTGTCTTTTCCCATCTTAGCAGCATATTCATCTACTGTGATCTTAGGCTCAACTTGATCCTTCATATCCAAATAATCAAGGGCTTCATTTAATGTTTTCATGATTAACCTAACGGATTTCCTGGGGCTGATTGTCCCATATCATCCGGAGATCCTTGTGCTTGATCAGCAGCAGTTTCCGGAGAAGCACCTTCTCTAGCAGTAGAATCGTCAAGATCCTCATTATATGCATCCTCAATCTCAGATAGGTCAATTGTTGAGTCAGCAAGATCAATAGAACCTTCTTTGATGTCATCCATTAGTTCAACTGGAATCTCAATCTGAATAAACCATACTGGTCTAGGATGCATCTTTGGATATCGGGTTCCTGGAACAAAGTCTTCATAGTCCAGTACTTCAACTGGAACTTCAATCTTGCTTTTGCCGATACCCACTTTACATCCAATATTGATGAGACGTAATGCTCCTCTTGGGTCAGGCATTAGCTTGTAAGGCCACATGAATGTGCATTTACAAGAATATCTGCCGATAACAGGACCGTCTACTAGTTCTCCGAGTAACCAGTTCTTGTATGCGTAAAGATCGGCTTCATCTAGAACACGCTCAAAATCCAATAGCGTGGACATAGCACCATCGCTCATGTATACGCCACGAATGGTATCCACTATGGATACGAAATCAACATTATTGAAAAATTTATCTGCTGGAAGACTGCTCATATTTGTATTTATACTTTTAGGCAATGAATAGAGACAATTGTGTTCCCCGAAGTAATATTTATCATTCGTGAAAATTTCCTGCATACTGCTTGTTTACTCAATACAGCCGTTTAAATACAAATGAGAAAGAGATTTCTCTGATACTACAATCAAATTTAGGAGAGACTTAACGTGACTAAACGCAAAACAGGCGAATTAAGAAGAGATACACGTTCAAATAGAAGATATGATGAAAGCAAGATGTTTATGAAAGAATCAAAAACTATTGACTTTAATCAAGCCCAGACCAGAAAACCTAAGAAACCAATAGAGCTAATACCACAGAGTATAAATCAGGAAAAATATATCATCGCATTGACCGACCCTGAAACAGACATCGTAATGGTATCCGGTCCTGCAGGTACGGGCAAGACATATCTTGCAATGTTAGCAGCTATCAAAGCAATGAAACAAGGAGATTGTGAGAAAATACTACTAACTAGACCTGCAGTTGCAGTTGACGATGAGAAACACGGATTTCTACCTGGTGATCTCAACGAAAAAATGGAACCGTGGGTACGACCATTGTTTGATGTTCTGAGGGAGTTCTACACTGCCACTGAACTAGAATACATGGTAAAAGAACAAGTCATTGAGATTGCCCCACTAGCATTCTGCCGTGGTCGTAATTTCAAACATAGTTGGATCATTTTGGATGAAGCGCAAAATGCTACACCTAGCCAATTGAAAATGTTAATGACTAGAATCGGTGAAGGTAGTAAGATAGTCATCACTGGAGATGTAGAACAGACTGATCGTAAGACACTTGACAACGGTCTATTAGACCTAAAGAGTAGATTACGAATTCATACTGTTCCAGGAATGGTCGCTTGCGAATTTGATGTAAGAGATATAAGAAGACATGAAATTATTGAACATGTCTTAAACTTATATTCGTAGTGATAAACGGGGCTATATGCCCCGTTTATTTTACTTCTTTGCTTCTGCTGCCCGGCGTTGCTGACGATTCATACCCTGCTCTTGTGCAGCGGTAATAGGCGCCTCTTTTTCCAACTGATCAATCAGATTAGGATATACTTTTCTGTAATACTCGCGCATGATATCAAACGTAGTATCATGTTCCTTGCCTTCAATGATACACTTTACCACTTTCCTCTCAGCAAAATCCATGATAACATTGGATTGATTCATGTCAGACGTACGGACCCGTTTACCAATGGTCACGAGTTCATCAATTTGACCGCCGTCTTTTCTAACAAATGTAATTAACAAATATCTCATGGTTCACTCCGGGTCAAAAGTAAGGGTAATCACACCGCCTTGCTCAAATTCATTCCAAGCAAGTAGTGTTTCTCCGCCGTTTTGGGTCTGAACCCATTCTTTGCCGTTTGCATCAGCAGTCATCTTTATCGTCTGTGCGTTTGGATCCATCCAACCACGATCAACATATACGCCAGCAGTAGGCCCGAATGATGCTGAACCTTGCATAAACCATACATTAGGTTGTTGCCAGAACTTCAATGCATTCGTGTTATTAGGGGTGCTTTCTTGATCAGTGTTAGACCAAGAACTATTAGGTGAAATGACAGTCAAGTCACCGATGTTATTATGTGTTACCGTAATGTTGTATGCAGTATTATTATTGATAGTTAATGTTGCTTGCCATGACATGGGTTTCTCCTATGATGTCGGTTAAATTATTGAGGCTGCTGGTGAGATTTCTCTAATCCCATATAACCTACTATTTTTACTGCTGCCTCAGCAGCATATTTATATCTTAATTTATCTGTTCCTGATACATAATTTTCATCAACATCAGGAATTTCATGCCAATGCTGTCTACCATTTGGAGAACCGTATGGATTATGCTCTATAGCGTAAAATAGTTCTTGAGCAAGATATTCCATCTGTTCTTCAAGCGGCTTAGTCTTAAACTTTTCTAGCCAAATCTTGCCGCGATCTCTGGCTGCTGCAAGAGCATTTTCAAGAGTATCTTCGCTCATGATGTCAATTCTACTAGTGAGGCTGCTAATGAAATCTCAGGGATACCAACTAGCGATAGATTTGCGAGACCGTTACGAATCGTGATGATCGCTGCATCCTTCTTCTCTTGGGTCTTGCCCCAGAGATCAAGATTATCATAAAAGAAGCGATAGCAATCTTCAATACGAGTTGGATAGAGGCTAATGTATTGCATTAGTTGTTGCCTCCCCTCAAGAATCTTTCCTGACTTGAAGAGTTCAGTAGCAGCTATAAGCAATTCAGATTCGCTAGTACCTTCGGCATGGATAGGATTCAGTGTACCGGACTTAGAATTGTTCTGTAGTTCATTAAGGCACCGACGAAGATCAGGATATGTAGCACGAACATATGTGTCAAGGATATCCAGATCAAACTCAATGTTTTCCGTAAGCAATACCGTCGCTGCCCTTGCTGTAAAGTCTGTCATGTCAGGCTTTGCGATATGCATCTTATAACAGCGAGACTCACGCAACGCTGGAATGATCTTGTGTTCGTAGTTACAAGTCAGAATATAGCGCACAGTCTGATAGTATGTTTCCATATCACCGCGCAATGCAGCCTGTGATTGGTGCGTCAGATAGTCAGCTTCATCAAGTAGCACGACCTTAAACTTGCCGAAGGGCATAGTCTGCACGAACCCGTTGATCTTCTCTCGCAAAGTATCAATGCCGTTCTCGCGTGAAGCATTGATGTATAGCACATCATAATTTTCTACGCCGAGATCATGAATGAGAACTCTAGCGAGAGTCGTCTTGCCTGTACCAGGATCACCTGACAGTAGCAGATGCGGGATAGATCCTTCTGCGATCCAGGTTGTCACTTGTTCACGCTGACGATCATCTACAAAGACATAATCAGCGACTGTGTTTGGCCGATATTTCTCAACCCAAAGTGTATTTTGCATTATTTCTTTCTCGTTGACATTGGCGGATAATATTCATCATCGTAGTCACTATATACTTCTTTATTCTAATTGTCAAGATGATTGGACATTTTATAAAAAATGAGAGTGAGATTTCTCTCACTCTCTGGGTTCTTTAGTATTCCTTATCGGTCATCGTATAATCGTTTATGTATTCGTCGCTAATTAATAAAATATCATTTGGGTCTACTTTTCGGATAATTTTCTCGCCGTCTTCGTCTTCAATAGTCTGACCACGACTCCAGCGACCGTGTGCAATCATAATATAATCATTTACTTTTACTTCCGTTACATCAGGTCCTACTGCATAGACTCTCGCCCATCTAGGTCGGATACCTGCGCTCTTCATGTCATCGTTTAGGAGAATAAGTCCTCCGCGACTCAGACGCTCTCTAAACTCCATATCACAAACAAGAATAGTATCCTTTAAGGGACGGAGCTTAGTAAGTTTTGTTATAGTTAGATTAACTTTTGTCATGTTACTTTTTAGCTTTTGGTTCCGGTTTAAAAAATTGTGGTGCTTCACTTGCAGGTTTAATAACGATTTTTTCTTCTGCTTCCGTCTCTTCTTCTTTTACGAAATCAGAATCAAATTCTTCTTCAAGTTCTGTTACAGGTTCATCCTGTTGGAGTACTGGATCTACAATCGGAGGGAGGGAATCCGGTACTAACCTGTGTTCGTCAGTAGTAGCTTTATTCGCAGACTTGTTGCCTACTGTATTTTGGTATTTGTCAGATGCTTTCTTAGTTGCAGGAACAAGGATATTCCCTTGGCTATCAATCGTGTCACCTCTAGCATTGACATTCATGTTACCTACTGCACGAACTCTTTCGTTTCTTGCAGCAAGGGCGCTCATGTCTACTACTTTCCCTCGTGCTGATCTATATTGTGCCATTATCTTATAATCTCCTCTTCTCTATTTAGTGATGCAGATACATCATTTCAAAAATTCATCAATAGATAGGTCATAATATAATGAATTAATTCTGTGTACGCCTATCAGATAAAGAACAAAACTGCTAACGCTTGAACCTCTACCAACTCCCCAGACTATCTTGTTCTTTCGCAGAGTATCTACAAAGTATTTTAGATATCGCAACAGCATAAACATGTCGCGTTCTTGATAGAGCAGTAGTTCTTGTCCGGCTCGTTGTAATTCAGTCTCATCTTTGCATTGATCTAAAACATATTTGGCGATGTCAAAGTCTTTATATTCGTCAGGAATATACCAATTTTCCATATTCCTAGAATCAAATTCTTCTACTGATAGATCCTCTAATACGTTATAAGGTATCAGTTTCGGGGGATTATCTAGTTCTAGTGTCTTGCAGTCAATGTCAGTTAGCACCAACACATTCTTCAATGACCTAGTTGTATCAGACATATACAGGTCACAGATGTCTCGCTCATCATAAACCAATTGCCCATACTTATCAGTGATCATATGTTATGATAGCACCTTAAAGCAGAATTGTCAAGTTATTTTTTGGATTTTTCTTTCCAGGATAGGTCCATATCAGCCCATTTACTATCATCAAAAAGCTGGACGATATTGTCATCACTGGTAGTTTCTTCGTGATTTTTCATACAAGTGCATGACTTGTTCCACCAGGTATTTCCGCTAAACGCGCCTTCGGCTACTTCTGATACTGTGTTGTATTTCACCCCTTCGCTCATCGCTGATCCCATTATCATGTCAGTGATCTTTATCCTACCTTCCATGATGGCATTTAACTTGAGTAGCAGTATCATTGATATGATCTGATCATACGGCTGTTCAGGGAGTTCGCACACTCTGATGTTGGCCTTTGAATACTTTTTTATTGATGCTGTGTCTTTATTGTGTACTAATATAGAATTCTGTAGCACTTCTTCTATGAAATGAGCGATCCTATCCATAGCCACTTGTTGTTCTCTCATTGATTCTGTCTCCACTAACATGGATAGAGAGACCTCATATGAGTTAATATAAAACTTATTCTCAAAATGCACTGCACTCTGAAAAAAGAAATCTTTTTCAATTCTTATGTTCATTGGAGTTTGACGACTGGATGTTTATAGTTTTATTTAACTTTTGTTTGTCAAAAATCTCATCCATCTTTTTACGATGTTGACTCCTATAACTTTCTAGAGCCATCGTCAATTGGCTGATGAGAGCGCCGTTTCCGGTGCGATAGGCATAAGTTAATTTGCCTGTCAGGCTAGACATGGTTTCTTGTAGCTCTTCCATTGTCTTCTGTTGTAATTCTTTATTATTGACAAAGGGATGTTCCATAAGATTACCAGGCAGCGAGGTTGATTCGGCGCCAGATATCATTGCCGCCAGTGTAGCAGGTAGCAGTGGCAGCACCATTTGCTGTACTCAATTGTACATTAGCGCCAGCAACTCCGTACTGCCGTGCCTGGCTTACTGCGATCTGGCTGTTACCAGTATCAATCGCGGTGATATAGTATACTTGATTGGCAACTAGTCCGCCGAACACGTTACCAGTGAATACGATTGGTGCATTGACAAATAGATTGCTTACTGTACTTAACACGATAAAGTTATTTGTTGAAAAGGTATTTGTTGTAGTCTTGGTAATCGTATTAGAGTTAAATTTATCAGTAGCTACATAGAGGTATGATGCTGGATTAGCGTACATGTTGCCAGTACTGCCTGCTAAATTGACATTAGAAGTGATTGCAAAATCTGTTGCTACCGTAAAATCTGTAC